GAGACCACCGCCTGAGAAGCCCGTACCGCCCTGTTGTGCCGATATTGCAAGATGTGCTTGGCCTTGTACTTGTGCGGCGTGGACTTGTGCGGCGTGGACTTTCTGGGCATATATGGATTGCTGCTCCTTGCGTTGCCGCTCGATGTATTGGTCATCAAACACCCGCTCCATGATTTCTTTGTCAAACTTGGCTCTCTGCATTTCTTTGAACCCAGCAATCAAGGCTTGACGCTCTTCCTCAGTGAAGTAGCGCCACTCCTGCCACGAAATAGCTTTGTCGTCATCGCATGAAATTACTTTTGCCAGCAACTTTGCAAAGTCGTAGAACCGACCATCAATGGATTTATATGTAGCGGCATTGAAATCAATCACCTCAAAGTCCTCGGGGTTGGACTTCATGCGCTCCAGCAAGATTTTTACCCCCGCACAAAACTCGTTCATTCAAAGGCTTTCAAAGAGGTCTTTGCTTGGATTATTCGGGTTTGTTCGTCAACCGTAACGCCCCTGCCCTCTGCTTTAATCTGCGCTTGACCGAACCCACCAGTACTCGTAACACCTAGCTGTGCGGTGGTGTAGTAGGGAGCATTACTTTCTTTCAGCTTTTCTTCCATCTCATCTTTCAACAACTCGCGCATGACCTTCTGGTCAAACTCTTTGCGCCGCACTTGCTTTAATCCCTCGTGCAGTGCGCCCTTCTCGGGCTCGGTCATCACCTCGCGGAATTTATCGCCAAACATGAAGCGCCACTTGTGTGCGTCATCAAAAAATTCTTCGGGGTTGGATTCCATGCGCCCAACCAATGCGCGTACACCTGCGGATAATTCAGTCATTTTTGTCCTCCAGTAGTTTCATCATTCCAGTTGCTGTTGCTTTGCTCAGCCCGTGGGCCAGCGTTACCGATCTTCGTTCGCCCCATGCAGGGTGGTACTCGCTTCGATAGATGGTGTACTTGCCATGCACAAACCTCATTTTGTATTTTGGTTTGTATAAGTGACCAAGCTCTTTTTCAAGTATCTGCAACGATTGTTGCGTGATTTGTTGTATGGTCAGGGTCATTACTGCATACACTCCGATATAACATTTGTTAGATACTCTAAGTTGTTCTCGCGGATGACAAGCGTGTAGCCACCAGCCTTGTTTATGTCACTTAGATTTTTTAGTTGCAGTGCGGTGACTTCGCCCTTACCTGCTTTGGCTTCGATAGCCACAAACTTACCGTTCACACAGCAAAGGAAGTCGGGCACACCGCTATTGCCGTAGCCAGTGCCGATCGGCATGGCGTAGTAGATGCTGTGGGCTTTGAGGATTGCCTTGATCTTTGTCTTGACCTTGGCCTCGGGGGTGGTTGCCATCTAACACTCCAGTTGTTTTCAAGCCCCCATAGTATCACAACCTTGTACTTTGTCAACACCCAGACGAAAAAAAGCCGCCCGAAGGCGGCTAGGATTTACCCTTGGTCTAACAAATGTTAGATCGCTGTCACTTCCTGTTCTGTGCCAGGATTGTGCAGATGGCAGTCTCACCACTTGTTTCTGCGCTATACAAACCACAAGAAGTCACCATCGGGTCGGCCCCATTGCTTATGGCCTTCTCCCACTTGTCGCGCTTGTCAAGGCTGATGACCGTGACACACACCAGCAGCGATATCAAAAACGCCAGCACCATGCCCCAGCAGGCAACCCAAAATTTCTCGTTGCTGTCCATCATGCCCCTGCTTTCTCAATGGCTCGGTCGATATACCACTTGGCCTTCTGCAAGTCTTGCAGTCGGTTGCCTTTGTGGTCGGCGCGAGTGATGTACTTCACGGCATTGCCCAGGTGATACCCCAGTGCCTTCGCTTCGATGAAGTCGATGGTCTCGATTCCACCTACCTTGTAATGGGCAGGATGATTCACCGGATCAGCTTTTGGTTCCTCTATGGCAATCTCAGGGTTCAATAGGGGCTTGTTGCTTGTGAACGCCGCAATCCGCTTGAAGTTCCCTGCGCGGAGTTTTTGCTCAGCGTATTCCTTTGTTGGTATGCCCAACTTGTTCGCAAGAACCACCTCTCTTGGGTTTAACACGACCTTCTGCATCTCCCGCTTCACCATGTACGCAACCTGATACGTGGTTTTGAATTTCTTCGCCACCTCCGTAGGTGTTGCAGTGGGGTTGCCGTTGTAGTACTGACGCATCAAAGATGCGCGGGACACTTTTTTCGCTTTTTTAGCTGTTGCCATTGTTGGCTCCTTGTTGACTGTTGATGTACTCGGTAAGAATTTCTCTCATCTTGGCTTGCTTTGTATACGGATATTTGGTGTTGAAATAATCCATCACCTCCTTCGGTAGACGCAAGCTCGTGCAAAAAAGTGGCGGCTTCTTACCCAACCCCCGCCCCTTCTTTGGCTTTATCAGTTTCAGTTCCTCAATTCCCGTTGTCATTCGCTAACCTCCTTTGCTTCTTAAAAAAATACTTGATTACTTGAATGTCTACGCCGAACCGCTCGGCGATCTCTCGCATTGATACTCCCTGCTTGTGTAGGCTCAAGGCTCTACGCTCGTCGATCAGTGTTGGCTTGCGTCCACTGCCCGGCCTTGCGCCCCCCTTCATGTCTTTCCTCCAAACCCAAACGGGCATTTGCTTTCCTCGGACTCGCGCACCCTGCGGTACTCGCGGTATCGGTTGGTGTTGCTCAGCTTCTCGCCTTGCATGTACTTGTTGTATTCCTCCCTCGTGACCATGTGATGCCGCAAATCAATCGGTCGCTCAGTCAACGGCGTTAGATGTACCAACGGCTGACCAAACTTCAAGCGATGCGTGGTCTTGGTTGCCCCCTTCATGAACAACACGTTCACGTTCATGGAATACTGATACTTAAATTCAGTCGTCCCCGGCAACAAGATGTAGCTGGACAGGCTAGGCATACTCCATGTCGGTTGCTCCCACTTGAAGTAAACGTCCTCTTGGCATCTTGTCACCCAAGGGTTGTCAAACTTCATGTGGCAGTAGTGGGACTCGGGCGCATACGCGCCGCGCAGTATTGCAGGGTGTTGGCTCATGGTGCTGGTGTTGTCAGAAAACTGCCCTGCCCAGTACGGGTCGCCAACGGCTCCCACTTCCAGCGTATAGTCAGACCACAGCGGCTGAATGATTCCGTGCTTGTAGTGATCGACCAACCCCATGCACCGCTTCATAGTGGCAGTGGGGAACAGACCTTGGGGGAGGGGTATCTCCAACTTCAAATCCTTCCACCATTGCGGATAGAAATGCGCCGCCGCTTTTGGCTTCGCCGCATCAAAGATCATTTGCCGACAGGTGAACATGTCAATCACCAGCTTGCGCTTCTTGATTAGAAAAATCATACGGCACCTCTCATTTCCCAGCCAGCCAAGAAATAATTCCAGCGTGTCTGCATGTTGGAGTTGATGTACCTACCCTTCTCCATCTTGAAGTCATCATCTATGTATCCCTTGGAACGCATAAGCGCCATGAACACTTTCTCTGCTTTCATGTGTTCTCCTTGTATTCTGTTCTGCGTTGTTTGATATGCGGGATGCTTTCATGGTCAGGCCATGCTTCAATCAGTACGTTGCAGCATCTGTCGCATAGGCCATCATGGTTGTGTAACCCCTCGTGTGTGTAGTGCCAGCATCGTGGGCATTTGATGTAGTCGGGGTCGTCTTTCAATGACCGAACAACAAAAGTTGGTTGCGGACAACTCAACTCTTCGTACTTTTCATCTGTCATAGCTTCACTCCTTCGTACCAACCCTCAACATACGCTTCGTGGAAACCCCAAGCGAACAACCAAGTCCAGCTAAGTTTTTCATCGCGGGGAAAGTTGACCTTTGCCATCATCAGGCACAGTTCTTTACTCGGTGGTGGCATCATGTTTTTTCTCCATCTTGGCTTGCAGTTCATCCATCTTTGCTCTTAACTTAGGTGCGTACTGTCCTATGCTGATAAGCGTTGACTTGATCGTGTTGGTGTTGTATCCGTACTCAAGGTTCTGACGCAGTTCAAGATGTGCTGACCCAAGCAACCCATAGATTTCGTCTCGCTCTGCTTTGAGTCTTGCAATGTCGCCCTCCAAACCACGAATCGTGATCTTGAACGCCGTGGCTTCGCAGTGTTTTTCACAAGTGTCGTTGCTCATTTCTTCATGCTCCTAACAAATGTTGCGAACGACTGCACTGTGTCACGACCGAACGGCCCAGTGAATTTCGTCTCCAATTCCTTCGCTACCTCTTCGATGGTGTCGTTGCGGTGCAGGTGGACAAACTCTGCGGGGTGACTGTGTACGTCCATGTGTGCAATTTGTTTCTTGCGGATGTTGTTTGCTTCATCTATGGCGGCAAAGTCCCGCTCAATCTGTCGCTTCCTCCAACCACTGATGTGGTTCCATTGGCCCTGCTTGAGCGCCAACTCCTCGAATGCTTCGTCCTCTGGGTCTTTCATGTTCTCTCCTGTGGTGTAGCGTGTACCACTGCTTCAAGGTATCTCAGTTCAGTGGCGTTCATGATGCGCCCATGTTCCTGTTTGAATTGATGCAACACTTGACCTAGCCGAATTGAACGATCAAATAATTCACCTACGTCAGCACATCCGGATGCTTTTACCAAGGCTTCAATTTTTGGACTCATGTTCTCTCCTTCATCCGTTGAATCCGCTCCAGCCTCTTGTGGTGCGCTGTTACATACACGACATACTCCATGTATGAATACGCCCCATCCCAGTAGGTTCCCTTTGCCATTGCTGGTGCATCCATAACGCCGTTGTCGGCATCCTGTCGGGCCTTAGCTTCAATGACCCTCATCCGCGCATCCCCTACAACTTCCTTGCAAGTGTCAATGTCAAAACTTCGCGGGGTCATATCTTCTCCTCAATGGCGGCTACCAAAATGTCAAACCATTCATGCGGGGTCTTGCCTTTGCCCATCCCCTCAAGCGGCTTGATCGCAGGGCGCAGTTCCTTGATGAGTTGCAAGATTTTTGTTTTTGTGAATTTTTCTCCGTCTTCATAGCCTTGGATATACGCAGTTGTGTTTTGTGCTGGGGTCATGTCTTCTCCCCAAATAGTTCTTGCATGAAAGCTTTAATTTCAGCCTTTGCCGCTGTAACGTCTGGGTCTTCAACTAGCGTTCTCAGTCGAATAACTTCGTCCAAAACTTTGTTCTTCTCAATGTCGTATTCAAGCAATCGGGCGTGTGCCTCGTGGTAAGCGGCGGGGTTTTCGTGAAACGTAATCTCATCCCATGCACGATAAACCTTTGGTCTGCCAGCAATGATTTCTTTAAGTTGTGCTTTGGCTTGTTCAAGCTGTTCTTGGGGTGTCATCTGTCCCCCCTTTCGTTCTCATCCATCCAGAACCACAAGTGCATCAGCCCAACCAACACAAGGCCACAGACAATGAACCCAAGACCGCCCAGCAGAATCGTTGTTACGATCGTCTCCATCATTCCTCCCCGCACTCTGCGAGTGCTGTGTTTGTGAGTTCTCTAACTTTTGTTAGAACGTCCTGTGGATTGGCGTCATACTTAAAGTGGTTGCGGACCTCCATCTGAATGTCTACCAATGCGTGAATAGCCCTACTCCCATTGAGCGCGTGCCGTAGCTTGTCCTGATCTTCGGGGTATGTGAATTCAAGAATTGCTTTCATCTTTTTTCCTCTCGGGTGGCTTCCACCCAAACTTAATCCATGTTGCTTGCACATCTGTCGATGCTGATGGGGTGTACTTAAACGCTGGGTCTAAGATACTCTTCGGTTTGTATGTCGTACCTATCGGGGGTACAGCTTTGAGTTTTAGTTGTTTCATTGCAGTTGCTCCTTGTCTAACAGTTGTTAGGTCTGCTCATCCAATACCAACACAAACACCTCGTCATTCACACGACAGCCTACGCTGGATATGAATGTCTCGGCCTCTACCAATTTCAACATACCCAACTTACTACGCATCTCGTGAGGGAGCGTATTATCATCGTAGAGTTGTACATTGTCACGCACTTTAACCAAGTACTTACCCGAATCTTTTATGACTAGGGCAGTGCCTTGATTTGCAAAGCGTTGCCGTATAGTCTCAATGGTGAGCATCTCGCCTTGCATTTCTTCGACCTTCTTCGCCGCTCTGAGAATGGGTGCGCTAACCGACGGGGGTTGTAACTCTATGTGTGCCATGAAATGTGCAAGCCCCGAACCTTTGAGGTAGTCTAGTGCCGCCCTTTGGATGGTGTTCTCCTCTTGGGCCTTGGTTCTCTCGCGGTTCCACGCTTGGCTACTCATAACGTCTGTCGCCGCCTTCTCCGCTTGTGCGATACGCTCGTCTGTCTTCAAACGAAAGAACATTTTCTTCGCCTTCAGGATGGCCTTCTCTGCATCTTCTGTGTGATACGTATCCCCACGGCTACGCCCCTTGGCAATGCGGTCATTGGATATGCCAATCACATTAGTCCCACCCCTATACGTCCGTGCGATCGTGCCTAGCTTCTCGCCCTGCTCAAACACATCGAACCCCATCGCTGACTTGACACCCTGAAAGTTGGTGCTTATGTCACGCACCCGAAACGTCCACAGCGGGTTCAGTGTTGCCAGTCGATACACCACTCGGTCGATAGTTCCGTGAACCTCGTCCACTTTGCCATGCTTGTGCGTGTCTACGTTGCTCAGTTCTATTGTCTTCATATCTACTCCTTACCATTCAAACTTATTGATAATTGCGTCCACCTTGGACTTCAATTCACTGCGCGTGTCTGCATCTTCCTTGATGCTCTCCATGTCCGCGTTCAACATAGCTACCTCTACTTGCCTACGTGCTTCCTCCAATTTCGGGTCGTTGGTAATGTTCAACTTCGTCAAAAGAGAACAGAGTTCCAAAGGATTGGTAAGCAACGTGTCGTGATAACGCTTCTTGCCGTCATCCCCCTCAACATCAGTCAACTTCTCTGACATTGCCACCAACGTCTTATGCAGACGGTCCCACGGCTCGCGCATTGCCTCTGCCAACTTGCGGTCTTGCTGTGACATAAACTCGCTGCGCATCTCCTCCAAGTCATACGCAGGAATGTCCAAGCGGAAGTCACCGGCTTCGGGCACAGGCTTGACTGTGCGGCGAAAGCCAAACTTCAATCTAACATCTGTTAGCTCGGGGTAGTCCTCTGCCTTGTACAGCCCCTGCAACGCAGTCGGTGCCTCGGCAACCAAGCGCGGGTACTCGATGTAGAAGTTGTTGCACATCATGTTGAACGTCTGCTCAAACCCATTCATGGTCTGCTTGTAGTCCATGAACAACGCAGTCGGTAACATGCGCTCACCCTTGTCAGCCCAAGGCAGGGTGTGCTTGTTGTGATACAGGCGCACTCGTGCGGCAAAGTCCGATATGTCTTTGCGTAGGCTCGTACCTGCAAACAAGTTCTTCTTGGTCTGCGATGCCCCACGCACCGCCCCCGCATCTGAGTTCACCTTGTCCGTGATCTCTCGGTCGATCTTGGACGCAGGCCACACACTGATGTTCAATTCCACTAACACTGCTGATGCACTGATACTCATTTCATTTCTCCTTGGTTAAAAATCATTCTTTCACAGGCTTACCCGCCAGCTTCGCCATCTGATACTGCGAGTCGGGCATGATCTTCATGTTGAACGGTTGCTCTTGTGGGTATACGTGGTAGGTGTAGTCGGTATCAATGCCGCTCTTCTCCTTCTCTTCCTTGGTGCGGTACTTCTCCACGAAAGTCTCGCCCCTTGCCAAAATCTCGGCAACACGCACTGCATCCTCGGTGTGCAACACCACACTGCGATATCCCAAATCAATAATTACCATGTTCGTTCTCCTAACATTTGTTAGATACCAGATTTCAATCGCGGATATGAATCGTCTTGCCATTAGGTGCAACATCATCATTTCCTCCCACAATCACCCACAGCAAGGGTGCAGTCCACTCGTTGCCCCAATCGCTACCAACATACCCATCGGTGAGCATGATGATGCACTCGGGCACGATGTGCTTGTCCTTGAGATATGTGGATACGCAACTAGGTGAAGTACCCCCACCGCCCGCTGGCTTGGTTGACTGCACGATGCTGGATACAGTAGCGCCTGTGTAGGTCTCATGCCCTGCCACCTCGCCGTCCCAGTAGAGCAAGTCCACAACCTCGGGGCTTACTTCCTCTGCGATACCTTTAACCTCGGACAAAAACTCAGCGAGTTCCTCCGCGCCCACCGAACCAGATGTGTCAACACCGATAACCAAGTGGCCCACCTTCTCACCAATCAGCGTAGGCATATACACGCCTGTGGATAAGAAGCGGCGGTTGACCCTACGCCATGAGGACTTGTCCTTGGCACTGCACGTTGACTTCACAAACTCACGCAACACTTCACGCCAATCCACCTTGGGCTCCATCAAGCCTTCAAGTTCGCGGTCCATGCCGCCTGTACCAGTTCCCGCCTTCTTGGCAGAAATTAGTCCTTGGCGTATCGCTTGGTCAACCTCTCGTGCAAGTACCTTCTTCTCCTCCTCGGTCATGTCCTTGGCTCCCTCCCAATCGTGGATATCGAACCCATCACCGTCACCATTGCCTTCGCCGTCATCCTCCTCTTTGAGTATGTCGAACACTTGCTTGGCGTTCATGCCTCGGAATCGCTCGTCCACAAATCCCATCGGCTTACCCTTGAGTGGGCCATCGGTATAGCGTGGCATGGCAATCACTGACTCGCTCGGGTCCAAGTCCTTGAGCATGAGGTTAATCACGTAGTCACAAGCGCGATTTGCCAAGTGGAAATTCTCATCATGCAACTTGCGCCATGTGGTGAGATGCCGATACATCTTGTGCGCGTTCTCATGCGCCACCACAAACGCCAACTCGGGGTCGCGTAGCTTCTTCACAAACTCGCGCCCATACCGCTCATCCCTGCCATTGGTACAGGCGGTCGGGATGTTGTCATCCACTCTCGTCCTGCCCACCATCATGATGCCGCTCAGCAATGCGAATTTTGAATTGCGCATCAAACTGATCTTTGCCTTCTGCACTTTGCGTTCTTCTAACATTTGTTAGCTCCTTTGTTTCATTTCAGTTTCTTCAATACTCACAAGCATCTTCAACGCCGATGCCATCTGCTCCATGTCGTGTGTCTCAAGCAACACGATTCTTTTATTCCCCTCTGCATAGTGGTCCCACTTCAATAACACATACCGATGCTCGGGGTGGTCGGACAATGCAAACATGCGCACCTCCAGATCAAGTCGGTAGTTGCAGTTAAGATGCTTGAGTTTCTTTTTCAGATACTCAAGTTCCTCCAACCCCAAAGGCCAAGCCCTATGGTCGTGTACCGCCGCATATAACATTTGTTAGCCTCCTTCCTCCGGTATCAGTAGCTTTACCATGATGGTCAACTCCTCGGGGGTGTCAAACTCATGGACGATGGTGTGCATACCCGCACCCACGCCGCTCTGCTCCATGCGGTACAGCACATACTTGGGCGCACCTTTGTCGATGTACCCTCCTACTGTGTACCCTGAATCTCGCAGTCGGCGTTGAAGATAGGTGTTGGTATGCGACACCCACCCGTTGTCGAGTTCTAAATCTCGAGTCACAACAAGTCCTGATTCTTTGCCACCCACTCGCTGAATGCCTTGCAACTGAACGCAATGGCTTGCTTGTCGCGGTTCTTCGCAATGTTGATAGCGAACACGGCTTGCCACTCGGCATCGAACCGCTCCACATACTCCATGAATGGGGTGATGCTTTGCTTGTCGATACGTGCAATGGCTCCGAACACAACGATCGCACACGCGCCGGGGCTTGTGGGTATCTTGGTATGCTTGGGGTCTCGGATGGTCGCTTCCCATGTCGGCAACTGATCTGAGAATTCGATGTACGCTTGCATGTCACGCGCACCGCTCTCACCGATAGCACCTGTCAACGCCGCAATCACCGCATCGGTGTCGTTCTCTTTGCGAGTTCTAACAATGTTAGATGCAGTCTCCAATGAGCGTGGAGTTACGAACGCCGTCATAGTCTTGCGGGGGTTGAAGATATACGGATTGTCGGCTTGCCCACCATCGGTGTAGCTTGCCAGCACATGAGGGAAACGATTCACCCACGCAATCACCTCGGGCTCGATACCCTTGTTGATAGCCCACTCAATCCACTGCTCGGCATCGGGCTTGGCTACGTTGAGAGACACAATGCGATTCATGCTGTGCGCCTTCAACACATCGCCCACGCCATCGGTCGTTAGGTTACCTGTCAAGAAGATGGGGCTACGATTGTCAATGCTGATATCACCCAAGCGAGGGTTCGCCTTCTCAAGCATGGGGTGTAGCATGTTCTTCACAGGGTCGGCACCTTTTGAGTACTCGTCCAGCATGATGACTACAGGCTTGCCCTCGTGCAGTTTGAACCGCGCATTGGGGTAGTAGCGGGTGGTCTTGGTCTCGTGGTCGATGACAGGCATCGCAATATCGCCCAAATCCATATTGGGTACGTCAATATACGCATAGTCGTACCCCAAGTCCCCAGCGATCGACTCCAACAGGGATGACTTACCAATCCCAGGCTCACCTCGTAGCATAAACCTCGTGGTCGGGTTCGTTTTGATAAGCGTTGCCGCTTGCTTCAAGGTCACAGTTTTTCCAAAAGTTACTTCTGACATTTTCAAACTCCATCTGATGTGCCGTTTCTAACAGTTGTTAGATTCGGCGGGTTACAAAAAACTAACGAACACACTTCTACTAACCAACCTATATTATACCACAATGTTATGGTATTGTCAAGTTTATAGGTCACACTATCTCTGATATCCACTTGGCATACTTCGGGTTGGGAGTTTTCCCCACTTCCAGTTGCACTCGCTCCAATACCTCCTCGGCGTGATACTTCAGTATGGCCTCGTCAACTAGGAGCATCCACTCGTTCACGTTGACCCACCCCTCCATGTCGTAGTCGTGCAGTATCCACTCGTTGTTGTGGGTGGACCTACTCTCTCGATACCCTTCTACCAATAACGCTATCGCACCTCGATAGAAGTTCTCGTGCCGCACATCCTCGGGCTGTCCGTTTACGATCGTGTCGGTGAACGCCTTCATGTTCTCCTCATACTTGCGTACCGCATCGCGGTGGTCTTGCTTCTGCGTCTCCGTTGGGTTGAAGTAATACACCTTTGTCGGCTTGCCAAAGATGCAGTCGGTCTTCTCGCGGTTCAATGCTTTGG